TATTGTCACCACGCACAGTCCTAACATAATAAGGGCTATGACGAGCGTGAATGCCACTGCTTGAGTCAACAAGCTGTGATACCGTCCCACTTGGTTTGACGCACGTAATCGCTGTGCTTTCTGGGACACCAAGTATTTTAGACCATTTTTGGTTTGTTTCAACTGCTGTTCTCCTCATCTTATCTAAAAATTCTGACAGGTGAAAACCTTTCTCACCTCTGCCATTTGTCCATTTACAATCCATAATACCTGTTAAAGACACACCAAGAAGTCTTTCTTCTTCTGTGTTGGTCTTCCATATCTTTCGTAAATACGGAAAGTTTGTGAGTGTGGATTGTATTGTGCCCATTATGGTTGCTAGTTGAACTTTACGTTCTATAGACGCAGGAGTATCACTAGCTTTTATTACAACTTCTGTTAAATTACAAAACTGGTATGGACGTAATATTATCTCAGAACATGGATTAGTGCCAAAGTCATGCTCAGCGTCACGTCTGCCATATTTCTTGGCTTGTCTCTGCGCTGCCGTTCTATTGAATATACCTCTTTCTCCAGACTTACTTTCTACAAGTGAAGTCCATTCACGTAAAAAAGTTTCTCCATCAGGCTTATCTGTGTAGGAAACGGAGTTGTTAGCTAGTGCCATCTGAGGTGCTGTCTCCCACCATGTACCGCTCTTAGCGTGGCGCATACGCCCATCTGATAAATTAGATAAGCTTATCATAGCAGAACGTCTAACGCCCCCTGAGACGACAACCTCGCCGACCTTACACATAAGATTATGGCAGTCATAACTGGATAACTTACGTCCTGCGTTCTGTCTAAATAATTTAACTGTAAAATTAAACAAATCAACTAGAGGGGCAGGTCCAGATGCTCTACCACCAAACACACTAAGCCTTGAGCCTGCAGGTCTAATCTTTGATACATCCCAAGTAGGCACATCTCCTAGATAAAGCAAACCTATAAGCTTACGTAAAGCCTTAGCCCATCCTTCTTTACTGTCACTCACGACGATTGTGTAATCAACGTCGGTTAAATTTTCTGGTATTTCTGGAAGCTTGCTTATGTATTGTCTCTCAACAGAGAAACCGACACCAGTGCCACATAATAATATATACATAGCCTCATCAAAAGCTTTAGGGTCATCAATCGGTAAGTAAGAGCAGTTATACCCTGCAGTATTATCTCTTTCTAAAGCAGGGCCTGCTGTCATAAGAGCCCTCATAGACGGCATAACTTGCAAATGATATATAGCGTCAAATATCTCTTCTCTTGTATCGGTGTCAATCTCTGCCTTGTCACACACATAGTCTGTGTATCTTGACACAGTTTCTAACCAAGTCTCTCGTCTATTTTTATCTGGCAGCCATCTGGCATACCGTGATACGGCAATAAAATTTTGGTAGTCTGTTGGTAGCACATTATTCATTTTTATCTCCTCTCTACTGTGACGTCTTTAACTGCTATACCTGATACTTCATGTATTAAATCTTCTATGTACTCTTCTAAGAGCACTGGCAATTCTTCCAAGTCGGGCGTAAATTCCGATGAATCAATCTTAGCTATTATTCTTACAACTACTTTGACTTCTTCTCTTGGCATGTTAGTTCCTCTTTTAATCTGTTAAGATACCAAAGGGCTTTATCTATATCTTGAATTGCTTTACCTTTGTCTCGGTATCTCCAAAGATATTTTGTTACATTACCTTTTAGATACCCACAAAACTCAATGTGAGACATAGAGGCTTTCATAGCGTCGATACACTCTATGTCTCCATTTGTATAATGTGGAGGATGATTGACTAAGTCTTTAGACTTTTTTTCTGCTTCCTCTCTTTCGGCATTATTCACCGTCGTTCTCCTCTGTTAAATCTGTCCACCCGATTGGGTAGCCCATAAGCCACTCTACCCAATCAGGATTAAGTTGTCCAGAAGTTTTAGACTGATTGTCAGTATATTGAACAGCAACGTCCAAAGTGTCCCAACTAACTTTGCCATTCCGTATACGACCACCTATATATCCACCTTTGTAATCCCTGGTGGTAGGTGTGGGCCATAGTCTAGTTATACTCATAACTCAGTATAACCTCGCCTATTCTTTGTGCAATTTGAGGGACAATTGCGTTTCCGAGTCCTTTAAGTCTGTCCACTCTGTCGGATACCCCATTAGCCACTCTACCCACTTCGGGTTCAATCGACCACCAGTTTGTGTAGTCTTGCTCATAGATAGGTTGTGAGCGTGGTTTACTGCGTCCCTCAGCTTGACACCCCAACGAACTCCCTCCTTGTTCTTTCGACTGAAGAATCCGTTCTCCAACTCTACATTCTTCACTATGCCCCCTTCCACGTCGCTCGCTCTTGGTGTGGGCCACATAGCTATTGTCATCGGGTCTACTTGTTCCCGTAGGTTCGATGGTCGTGTCCGTCCCTTGCGATGTCCCGTAGCTAGCTTGTGAAGTGCTTCGGGCGACCTCTGAGGTAGATGGTCCATCGTGTTGGGAGTAGCCCACAATCCAGAGTCGTTCTCTCTTGTGGGGCGCATTGACGGCGCAAGCTGGAACAACAAACGTCCTCGTGGCGTAGCCTTCGCTTTCCAAGTCAGTGAGCACCTCGTCGAGACCCAAGGCGATGTGACCATAAACATTTTCGAAAACGCACCAAGTGGGTCTTTTTTGTGCAATAATTTTGTGCAGGTGCGACCAGATGTGGCGGTCATCGAGACTTCCCTTCTGTAGTCCTGCGATTGAGAATGGTTGACATGGGTAGCCTGCTGTGAGGATGTCACAGTCGGGAACATTTCTTTTTGGGTCATTAGCTAATTCCTTTACATCAGTTTTGATTGGTACATGGGGCCAGTGTTTGTGAAGCACTTTTCTGCACCACGGTTCTATATCACAAAATAAAATTGGGTTAGACAAGCCTGCTCGTTGGAAACCAAGAGCAAACCCTCCTATACCACTGCATAAATCTACATGTTTTAACATTACTCTTCCTTTCAATGAATTGTAGGTTTACCGTCGTACTCGTTAATCAAACTTTTTGTGCCACTTTGAATAAGTGTATCTGTATCATGTGTAGCATTATACACCATACCACGAAGTAACAAAGTGAAGAAAAGGATTTCATCGTGTGGCATGATGTTTTCGTCAAAGTTATAATTTAACTCTATATCATAACCACCAACGCCGTCAACATTTCTTCTTATTACAAGAGATGAATCGCCATTACCCAAAGTCACTATTTTGGTTTTTGGCATGACACTAACTCAATAAAATGTTCAGCATCCACAACAACTAAAGGTTTTTGTCTGTTCATTTTTATTATGAGCAGCGGTTCACCTTCTTTCTCAATAGTGTCATGAGATATTGCTTGTTCGTAATAATTATAGATTGTTCTAATCCTTTCCGTGTTCTTACACTCTATATTATACGGAAACTTCCTGTACGCCAAACTGGAAAGCTGTACGTCAACCCCATTTACTCCCATAGGAGTTGAGCGTACATCTAATGGAGTGAGTCTTTTAAATACTCTGAGTAGTCTTTCAACTACCCATGTTTGAAGTTTTCGTCCCTTTGCTTTTGCTGACCTTGGGCTCATCTTCTTCGATACGGACTTCAACGATACTTTTTGCTGGGATGACCGTTGTCGTGCCGCCACTTTGGATTTGTGGGAACTGGACGTCGTTGTTGAGTTGCGAGAGGAAGTCTTGAGCTTCGTACTCGGAGACCTTGAATATCTTTGTCTCAATTTTGTCATCATCCATCCTCTTTTTTATCAATAGAGTCACGCCACTCATCTGTGATGTGTGTGTACCAGACCCATCTTGGACTTTTTCCTTTGCTTGGGAGCTGTCTTCTGAACTCCAGACCGTCCCAACACTTAGATTTGAAGGCACAATAGCTGCACTCAATGCCCAAGGTGCGGTTTCCTGTAGGCTTTTTATAATAAAGCTCCTCAGTGTCGGTGAAACACCGCTTAAAAGGTCTCTCATCAGATATTGCTTTGTATACATTCCGTATTTCATTCTTGGTATTCTCCTTCTGTTTACCGTTTGGTGGGACTTCAGCTACAGCTATTTGTCCCGTTGATTTATTTACTGCAATCCAACCTTTAAAAGGTTTCTTGGATGCAAGTCCATAACCATACCCTTGTGATACATAACCAAAAGAGTCTGAGTTATTTATCTTATCAAAAGC